GTAAATAGCGGTTACGATCTTACATACGTCGCACACTTGTTTCTGCGGACTAAAGTCTGCAGAACTACAAGTGTTTGCCGTCAATATAACACGCTCCACAAAATGTTGCGTTCTTCATGCAATCAAGTGTAATTACATCTTTCTGACAATACTCACAATACATGAGTATCATTCTCCTTCCTCCTGATATTCTAAGTCATCAGGATCCCCATACCCGGGAATCGTATTGGCCATAGTGGTGGCCACCCATGTCCATTTTCCCTCTCGTTTTACTCGCCAATATAATTTCGCCATGTATACACGGTGTATACAATGCTATATCAAATCATTGTCTTAAATCAACAAATGCACGATGTCCTTCGTACATCCCATAAGCCACTAACAATCCGACGGCCAATGTGTCGCCAAATGGCAACGGTCCGTCTGCTACTGCCAATGTCGCTGCAGTGCTAAATGCACGTACTGCTCTTGATGTTCGCTGACCGCCTCGAATCGCTTGTTCAACATCATATCCTTGTGAGGATCCTACTTTAACTGGACCAGCCAATTGCCTGGTTATTCCCAGTTGTTTTTTGTTCGAGCTTCGCTCTGAAACATACACTGAATTTTCAGTGGTAACGTCGCCTGATTCAAGAGTAATCAGTTCACCGCCAATTTCAAAATATGAAACAGTCATTCAACCCACTCCGTTCCACATTGTTCACATACAAAATGTATGATTGGTTGATTTTCATCAACCTCATCGATAACAACGCCAGAGACCTTGTTAGAAGCACAAGTTTCCTTCACGCACTCCACAATCATCACTTCTTACGTCGCTTGTTTGTCTTTTTCTTGTTGACAGCAACAAGTTTTTTGGTCGATTTAACACCGTCGGTGTATCGGTATCGAACCATTTTTCCGTCTTTCTTGAAAGTCTTGCCATACTTGTACGCCATCAGAAGCACACTCCTGACAATTGGCCAAGAAGCCGATCACTTGCACCCAGCAAATGCAGGGCAATCAAGCACAGTGCATATTCTATTCTGTTTGCTTTCACGTGATTAATAACTGAGGCTGAGGTAACTGCAGCCTTGACAGTTTCTGTTTCTGGAGTAAGTGTCATAATCTTCACATCTCCGTCATTGGTTCACACATGTACCCACGATGGGTACCTGGAACCAAATCAATCATCACAACAAGGTTGTGTGCTTCTGATGTAGGTTTTACACTATGTGTAATTTTAATCAAACCACACGGAAAATTACCGCCCTTCAAACGGGTAGTTCCTCCAATCGTCGTTGCGCCATAAGACGTAACGTCGTGAATCTGTAATCCAGGCAATTGGTTTGCACCACCAGGATACATAGTATCAAGAGTAACGCCATCACCCTCAAAAGGGTAAGGTGGTATATTGTTATCAAACAACATATCTTCAAGAACTTCTGACGTCTGGTCAGTTCCTTCATTAAAGACAGCAGCCATCCAGTTCTCTGGAGTAGAACCGTCGGCATCATCAGCATCCGCTGGTGTATTAGGATCGGGGCTGTAAGGTAATCCTCTGCTTGCTGCATATCCCTCAATAAGCGATACAGCATTAAATCCCGTACTAGCTGAAGCTCCGGGAAAGTTTCCGCCAGTTGCGATAAACTCAAATTCTGCAGTATTACCAGGAGAAGCAGGTCCAAAAGGAACAATTGCTTTAGAAGAAATCCATTCTCCAGGTGTAGCAAGTCCACCAGATGCAGCAGGTAAAAGATTTGCAGCAAATCCTGCTGTGTGGTGTGCTGAATCAGCATAGATCTTAAAATCCAAAAATCGTGGTTTCACTGATTCTGTTTCGGAAAGAGCTTCATTATTCATTCGATTCCAAACAGACATAGATTTTTGCCAGGCATTTGACAATACCCAAGTGTTCGGGAGTTTTTCAATAATAACTGCTCCCGTTAAATTGGTTCCAGGGGCAGGTTCAGCGGTAACAACCTTAAATCCTGCAACAGCCCAATTAATACCTTGACGATAAAATCGACGGTTCACAAGAGATGCAATCTGAGAGAGATCGCAGTAAGATACAGTCGTTGCACCAGAAGAAGTGCTGCCTGTCGGTAAATACAAAGTTTGAACTGAAGGTTCAATCTTATTTCGCTTCGTAGCAGGGTACTTTCGCTTTGCCATGGGCACAGGGTTGGCTCCACGGTTAATATAATATTCCCCCGTAGCGCCAGCGGTCATGTGGTTCACGACCTCCCTACGAATCTGGTTTCGGTTATGCATGCACAACACTTCCCATCTTCTTCGCCCTTCCACCGGAGGTGACAATCTAAAATGCTTGTCATCCGTTGTGCATTATTTCACATACTTCCAATGAATTGAAGTGATGCGACTACCCAATCCGGGTTTAGAAGATTGTGCTGCAGATTTCTCTTCGCACTCGCATAGCCAAGGGACTACGCTTTCCGACGTACCGTAAATAGCGGTTACGATCTTACATACGTCGCACACTTGTTTCTGCGGACTAAAGTCTGCAGAACTACAAGTGTTTGCCGTCAATATAACACGCTCCAC